TTAAGGCTTGCAAACTTTACATGGTACATATCCATTATTAATAGCTTCATCCCTTGAATTAAAATTTACTCTATTGTGGCTAGCTATTTTTTTAGCATGCCTACATGAAGCGTGATGGAACTTACCAGTATTAGAGTTTCCTAAATATGAAGATGTAATAGGTTCAGGATTAGTTGCTGGTGGTTTTGAAACAGATCCACTAGAACCAGTATTTCCTGAATTACCGCCACCTGCATTACCTCCACCACCAGATCCACTGTTTCCGCTACCTCCGCTTCCACCTGTTCCATTACCACTGGAACTAACATTTTGGTTGCTTGATTGTTTGCTTTGAGAATTATCCTTACTAGTTTCATTTTTAGTGCTTTCTGTAGACTGCTTTTCTTCTTTGGGGGGAGCATTTTCTTGTTTTGGTTCTGCTGACTTCTTAAAATCTATCTTTAATGTTTCTCCATTTGAAATAATTACTATAGTACCATTCTCATCAGTTCTATATAAATTGGATGTGATACCTGTAAGCTTGCCTACAACTTCTTGATGAGGATGTCCATATTGATTGTCTTTACCACAGCTTATCACTGCATATCTTGGATTTACTTTATCAATAAATTGATCGGTTGTAGATGATTTGCTTCCATGATGAGCAACTTTAAGTACATCTGCATTTAAATCATAATTATTGTTAAGCATTACCTGTTCTGTTTCTGCTTCAATATCTCCAGTAAACAAGAAGGAATTATCTTTATATGTTAGCTTTAATACAATACTATAATTATTTAAATTATCACCACTAGTATTTTCTTCTGGAGCTAATACAGCTAAATTCAATCCTTCTTTATCAAGTAGCATATCTCCAGCTACAGGAGTTTTAAACTTCTTTCCCTTATCCTGGATAGCTAATAACAAGTTTTCAAATGCTTTAGTAGTATGAGTTTTGTTAGGCATGTATATATTACCTATTTCAAAATCTTTAATTACTTTAGGAAGTCCTCCAATATGATCTTCATGAGGATGAGTAGCTATAAGATAATCTATTTTTTCTACTTCTTGCTTTTTTAAATAGCCTGCAACTGAATCACTACTGTCTGTAGGGCCACCATCAATCAATGCTGTTTCACCATTTGGAAGTTGAACTAGTATACTATCACCTTGTCCAACATCTATGTAGTGAATTTTTAAATCCCTTGTTTCTTCAAATTCTTCTTTTTTAGGCTCTTGAGGTTTTTCTGGTTCTTTTTCAACTTTTTTAGGTTCTTCTTTCCCTACTTCTTCTACTGCAGCAGGCTCTTCTTTCTCTCCTATATCAGTTTCAACAGGTTCAACCATAGCAAAACCCGCTGATGTAACTATTAATGAAATTATAAGCATTGTTACTGCAGCTTTAATTGACTTATCGTTTTTCTTTGCTTTAAATAAATCAATTATAGAAAATATAAAAAATGGTGCTGATATTAAAAGTAAAAACACTCCCTTGTCAGCGAATAAAGCCGTAAATGCAATAAAATAATATATACACGCAATGACTTTTTTCCAGGTTTTATTACTTCTGAATCCTGGAACATATTTTAAGAAATTATTCAACCTTATTCCCCCTTTTCTTATTTTTTTACTCCCTATATTCTCTACATTCTACATATTATCTAAAAATCCTTCTATATTATTGGTAAAACAATACAATTGATTATAAAGCCTGTATTTAGCTTATATTAAGATTTGACCTTATTAGAATAGAATTATATTGCTAGAGTTAAAATAGCTTGGATATAGAGGGAACAGAGAGCCAGTTTTTGGATAGGAGTAGTAAAATAAAAAGACTAGCTGTTAAACTAGTCTTTTTAAATATTTATTTCTCTTTTCATATAAATGCTTCTTTCTCTCTAAGATCTTCACATCTTTATTTTCAGTTAGAACTAATTTTATCCTGTCTCTTCCTGCAAAAACTTTATAATTTTCATCATCTATAGACACAATCTCTGTGTCGTATAGCCAACCTGCAAATTTAATATCACTCTCTTTAAATTCTTTCACTATTTCATTTAATACATTATTAAAATTAAAATAATCTATTTCATTATCTAGCTTTAATATTATCCATCTTCCTCCGTTTTCATAGTGCTTCAATTAAAATTCCCTCCTTGACAGAATATTTATTTTATCGTAACATATAAGTAATTAATAGAAACAAAGTGTTGATGTAACAAAATTTTAATAGAACCAAATTGGAATGTAAATTGTTGTTTTTGTTTTATTTTTTTAATAGAACTACATTAGAATGTAAATTTATATTTATGTTCTATCAGCACTTTAGTTTCTAAACTTTAATAGAACCATAGTGGAGATATCCGCCTAGTTTGGCGGGTATTTTTATGCAATTAAACTCTCAATTTCTTCATAAATCATATCCACTGCAACATCTACATCATACTCACTATTTAAATAATTTTCTATGATGTAGTCTAAGTCTATATGCTCATCATACAACTTATTGTAGACGTTGCCATCTATGACTTGTCCTTTATAACTAGCATAAAGAGTTATTTTACCTTGAATTATATAAACCCCACCCGTATAAAACTCCCAAGTAGTAATTCTTTCCGTTTCCTCAATACCTTCTAAATATTCTTTAATTTCTTCTTTGTTTATCATTTTTATCTCTCCTTCATTTTTAATTTGACCCCATAATTTTTTAGCAGAACTTTTTAGTATCAACCAACTCTTACCTACCTTTTTACAATCCCTATATTCTTTTAATCTTCCGTCATGAACTGCTTTTCTAATAGTACTTTCTGCTATATTAAATCGTTCTGACACCTCTTGAGTTGATAAAAATTCATTTAAAGGTGTATTCATAAATTGCTTCTTGTCCATATTCATTCCTCCATTATTTTTATGATTTTATTCATTTTTACCAGGCAACCATGATTTCCAAAATCATGAATTAAGTTTCCTTCAAACAGTACTAAATAAGTAGTATTTGTCATAATATCTGTTATTGCATCTTTATTTTTATATAAATAATTCATAGCTTCCTTTATGTTCATTAAATTATTTTCTTTAATTATTTTGTTGACATCATAAGCAAAAACTCCTTTCATTTTATACTTATATGTCATATCAAGCACCTTTTTATAGTTATCATTTTTCTTACACTCAAGTACTTGATTAAATAATTCTTCTGCACTTATGTTTTCTCTTAAACTTAAGCTGATTTTATGTTTGTTAAATACTTTGTCAGCAGGATATATGTCTAATAAATTATATATCCATGCTAAATCAATGTAAAAACTGTTATATTCTATCTCTTTAGTATCTTGAAACCTTGCATATAACATTAATTACCTCCTGCCTATTTTGTAGAGGGGAATTTCACCCCTCTGTTTTATATTAAGTAATCTTCCCTTCTTAAGCCTGTTATGTCTTCAAAATCTTCATCATTCATTGTTTCTGCTAATTCGTATAACTTTCCATATATTTTTTCACTTTCTTTTCTTGCTTCTGATTTCACATTTCTTTCAGCTATTTCTTTTTCTTTCATTTCTATGTTTTCTTTTTTAAATATTGCCTTTTTCTCTTTTTCCATTTGACCCATTCCATTTTTAACCCATTTTTCTGTTACAACAAAGTACTTTTTATTTTCTTCTATCCAATTATTTTTAACTTTTTCAAAGTACTTTTTGTTTAATTTTCTCATTTCTTCAAAGCCTTCTGGTTTGTCATATATAGCGTATAATCCGTTTCCTATCCCTGTAAGTTTTACGTTATCCAACTTTTCAAAATACCTATCTATAGATTTTTCGCTTTCTTTTTTAATGTCAATTAACTCTTGAAACTCTGTGTCTTTAACTGCTATACCGTCTTTATTGTTCGCTAAATCTGTCTTGTAAGTATATAAAATTGCAACTAAAGATGATTTAGTCATGTATGCTTTCTCATCCGTAAAGTTTTCTGTCATTGCTACATATTTTCCGCCCTTATAGTGAAGCAAATCTTCACCTTCTACTACAATCTTAAAACCCTTTGTTTCGATGTAATTCTTTTTCATTTCCTTTTCCTCCTTATTTAGGAGATAGCTAAGACATAAACCAAATTGTGCTTGATAATCTACCTCGTATTCTTTTACCATTTTCCTTGTCATTTTGTGTGCTTCTTTAAATATTCTTTTCATCATCTTAACTACCTCCTTGGGTTACTTAGTAACGTTATCGTTACCTTCTATATATAATATATCACGATACCGTTACCTTGTCAACCCTTTTATCAGAATAATTTAATCTTATGTAAGCATTGCAACTACTAGCTTATAGCCATTTATGCAGAAATATTTTAAAAATTCTTTTTATTTTAGGCACAAAAAAAGACCTGGTGTAATTACCAGGTCTAAGATTAATCTATTCTTATTTTCTAAACAAAGCTTTCCAAGTATTTTTACCAACTATTCCATCTACAGATAAGCCATTAGCCCTTTGGAATCTTATTACTGCATTATATGTTCCATTTCCAAATATTCCATCTGGTCCAAATTGAGTAGAATAGCCTTTTGCTTCGAGTCTTTTTTGAATAATCCTTGTTAAATTCCCCCTAGCTCCCTTCCTTACATTTACAAGTGCATTTATTGTATTCTGTCCAAACCAACCATCTACAGCTAAATTTCTATTGAATTGCCTATTTAATTCTGTTTGTAAATCCTTAACAATTTGTCCATTTATATAGTTTCTCCATATTTTATTTTGATTAGAAGCCTTTTGAATAGGTTTAGATACCGCTATATTAGAAGGTTTATTCCCTTGCAATCTCCTAGCTACTTCCATCTTCATTTTATGATACTGTTCCCAATTATTTTGACTTAAAATCCTAGGACATTTCTTGCCAGACCAATCATAATGCCTTTTTATCCTGTCTACTCCCCAGCCTTTTTCTTTTAAGAGTTTTACAGTTAATTCTATAATATTCTCAATAACTTTATTCCTATCTCCACTTTCACACATTTCTATAGCTATTGATTTTCTATTTCCTGTACCATTTCTACCATCTCCAGCGTGCCATGCGACTTCATTTAAGGGTATTGCTTCTACTGCTTCATTTTCGTCTACAGCTATATGCCAACTAGCTTGTCTATCGTTACTAGAGTTTATTAGCCAGTCTCTCTCATTTTGTGCTGTTGATTTAGGGTTTGCTGTTGAGTGCCAAGTAATATATTGAGGGCTCATATGCAGCCCCTCACGCCTATTCTTCTTTGTACTATAAGGTATGTGGTCTATTTTATACTTCATTAAACATCTCCCCTTTCTTTCTCGCCTAAAGGGTCTGCTATAGTTTCATAAGCTCCCATAGCTGACATAGCAATTAATATTGAATTTATTACTGTCAGTAATATGCCCTGTAATCCTTGTCCAGTCCTTGCAAAAGCAAAAGTTAGGATTAAAGAAATAATAAATGTATATATTCTTACAGCTCCATCAATAAAATTCCTCTTCACAAGCGGTTTAGTGAACTGGACTACAATAGATACTGCTGCAACTAATCCAGCGAATGTACTTAATATTTCTGGGGTCATAAAATCATTCATTATTATTACCTCCTTTTAATTTCTTGTCTTATATCAATAACATCTTTCTGTATATCTTCTACAACCCCTAATTTTTGAGACAACTCTTTGATAATCCCTTGATTTTCATGTATAGTTATTTGATATTTTTTCTCTCTATTTCTACTGTCATATAAGACATATAGAAATAAAAATACATATAGTGCTGCCCATATTCCGTTGCTTGTTGCTAGTTTAAATAGTTGTTGCTCCATATAGCACCTCCAAAAGTAAATTAAAACTTAAATTCATATTCTTTAATTTTATAATAGTAGTCTTTTTCTTTGTCTCTATAGCCTACTTCTATATTGATATGTTCGATATCTTCGTACTTATTAAGTATTTTCTCTATCTCTTTTATTAATGTGTCATTTCCCATATCACACCTCCAAAAAAAATAATAATAGAGCCATAATCGGCTCTATTCTGCATTATCTTCATTCATTCTTTTAGTTACAAGTTCTTCTAAAGTATTTATTGCTGTTTTTTCTTCTTTAGTCATGGCTACATAGTTGCCCCTTTTATTTGACTCAATTAAATTACCTTTTTCGTCGAATTTATCAAATGCATATGCGATTCTAGCTTGACCTCTGTCTTTTATTACTGCAAAACTAGCTAATGAATTATATGTCATCATCATCACTCCTTTTACTTAACTCCTTATCTATGATTGTTTTTAACTCTTCATTATCTTCTTTTATAGTTTCATCCTCCATAAGCCAATCTAAGCTTGTTGGCGCCGATTCATGCTTATCAAATATTTGTTCTAATCTATCATATTCGTATCCTACCCTTTTAGCTGTTAAAGTCCATCCAAATTCAAGATTTGGAGTTCCTTTTATAACAAAATATACAGGGGTTCTTTTGATTGGATAAATATCTCCAGTTCCATATTTTTGTACATCTACATAGTATTGCATATTTGTATTAACTGTTTCACTAAAAATATCTTCTATATAGATATAACAATATCCAGTTTCGTCGGTTTTTCCACTTCCAATGTCCTTGAAAAAATACCCGGCCGTCTCAAGTGCATTTAGTAACCTATCTCCATAGTTTTTAGTTTTTTGTAAAGAGTTCTTTGAGCCTGACACTGTAAAATCCTTATTAACATGTGTGTTGGCAAAAAATACAGTTTTGCCAGTGCTGGCCTGATGTTCGATCCGAGGACTTCCAGATATATTGTTAAGTGCGAAATTATAAGCATTTAAATTTAGCCAATTTCCGTTTTTCCCTCCGGCATATACATATGGTTCATGTGTACTAGAACCAGTCTTAAAGTGTATTATATTGTTGTTTAAAATTTCTAAATTGCTCATATGTCTAGTTCTGCCATAAAAACCTACATTTTTTAGGAATATGGCAGGAAATTCTGGCATATATCCAAGTCTATTTTCTCTATCAAATACAAGATAACTGTATGGTTCTCCTGTATTTGTCCACCCGCCTATAGAAATATGTCTTCCATAACTGTGGTCTATGCCTATACCTTCTTCTAGCTGCCCACTAACACCAAAAGGATTCAATCCTGCGGCTATAGAGCCGACTTGATGCCTTCCTTCGTTAGCTTTTGCATATTCGAAGTTGATGCTGTTACCAATTATAGATAGATTATATCCAATTTGGTAGCCAGTTGTTATTTGAGCCATAATTTTTAACATACCGTCGGTTGTGCCTTCAAAAACTGGATAATTGTTTTCATTTATAATTTTTAAGCTTGTGTTTTTAAAGGTTGCTTCATCACCTGTCAAAAGATATCCAGGACCTTCTCCCTCCCCTGGATAAGGGCTCCAAGCTGTAACATAATCTCCTTCTTCAAATTGCAATTCTGTAATTTCAACTTTTACGTATCCTTCTTTACCTCGATTTGGTTGTAAATTAAATATATCATCTGGATTTACTGTATCACCTGTTTGAAATTTAACTACTACATCATGAATTTCTGTATCATCTGCGACAAATATTGAATTTGAATCTGAAAGAGGATTATTCCCTTCGCCGTCTACTGTAGCGATATTATTTGAATATGTGCTATCTGTATGGCCTCCAAAGCTCTGTAAGCTACCATCTAATTTTTGATATTTAAAAGATAAAGTATATGCTGTATTAGGCTTTATTTGAGGTATTTTAATCCTTGCACCTTCGTACAATGCTTCTGTTTCTATTATTACAGTGCCATCATATACATATTTATCTTTAATTATCGTACTCTCTCCACTTCCGCTTATATTGACAAATTGTATTAAGTTAATAGCTCCAATTTTTCCTACTGCAATTCTTACAGAACTAGCATTTTGGATTATTTCTGACCCTAGACCATCTATAGTTACTCTTTTTGCTATTTCATCAGTATGTTGCTCTATAATTGATTCAGCTACTTTTAAATCAGACTCGTTAGCTTTGCTGTCTAAATCATTTTTATATGCTGTAGAACTTCTTACTGTATTAATTATAGAATCATCTGTAATTTTCTGTTCTGCTATTGATACGCGTGATTCTATTGCAGATACTTCATCGTTTACTTTTATTATCTTTGATTCTGTAGAGCTTACTCTTTCTGTTATACTATCTAGAGTAATATCTATACCTGCCACTTTAGTATTTATAGCTGTTATTTCATTTTCTACATCCTCAGGAGCTGATGTCCAGTCGGTGGCTTTGGTGCCGCGTTCTAGTTTCAACTTTTTTACTTCAAATTGTGTTCCGGAATTGGTAGCCAACATAAAGCCAACATTATTTTTTGTAATAGGAGAAGTAAAAGTTGTAGTGTATCTATGCCAATTTCCATCTGTTTCAATATTAGCCAATCCTAAATTGCCTAATGAATGATTATTCTCTCCTTCAGTCATAAAATAATTATAATTAAACGTTGTTACATCTGTTGTTCTACATTCAAAAGATAATGTGTACTTCTCACCTTCAATAACATTTGTTATATAATCTGTATAAAAACCATAATTACCTCTTTCCCCTTTAGTTATTAATACACTATTGGGATTACCTTCTATGATTTGTACAGTTCCAGTCCATACTTTAGGTTCAATTTTAAAGTCAGTACCGCCTAATAAATTCCTTCCACCAATTTCAATATCGTTAATCAGTTTTTCCACATCAGTCTGGCTTGTTTTAAGGGCTATATCAGTTTTATTCTGTGCAATGTTACTTTCCATTATAGTTGTTTTCTCATTCAAACTAAACACTCTACCATCTATGTCAGTAACACTTTGTTTAGTAGCATAAGTATCATGTACAGTAGTTTTAAATCCATCTAGGTCTTGTTTAAATAGAGCTAGATTAGATTGAGTAGTGCTAATTTCTGTAGATAAACCCGTTATATCATCTTTTATAGTTTGATTTTCAGTTTGTAGACTGCTAATACTACTTTTCATACTATTAACTGTTTGAGTTAAACTACTAACATTACTTTTAGTACTGCTGACCTCACTCTCTATAATTTCTACATCGGATATTAGGGTATTTATTCTTCCCTGTTCTATTTGAAAATCTGTTATCAGAGCATTAGTCTTACTCTCAGTTTCATCTACTTGAGTTTTTAAGGATCCAAATGCTACATTTAAACTTTGTCCATCATAATTAATATGACTACTTTCAATTTTAGTAGTGCCTTCATTTATTTTAGTTACCACACTACTTATATTCAGCTTATCCCCGCTAATATTAGCATTAGGGGCTACCTTGCTATCATCTACTGCTCCTTCAGTTATCCCAGCATTAGTTACACCATCAACTCCAAATAAAACTGTTTGTCCATCTTTTCCCCTGACCAATAGATTATAATCGGTATCATTTTTACCTAAACTAATTCTTTCTTTACCTAGACTGTCCCATACTTTTAAGGTATTACCTTCTATTCTTAAATTGCCTTCTTCACTTTTTACAGTTACATTATTTGTATTTATAAAGCCTGTATTAATCTTTCCTGCATCTATATTAGCTATCATTGCATTAGTTATTGCACCATTTGCAATTACACCACTTGTAGCTGTAATAGCTCCAGCTTGCATGTTTTCGCTTGTAAGGTTACCATTTAGCAATGTATTTATATCTGCTACGCTTGAAGTTAAATTTGTAATATCGCCTTTTACCGCTTCAAAGTCTACGGTTTTTAGTGTATTAAATTCTCCTCTTAGAACAGTTAAATCTTCTATATCTGCTTTTCCTATTAAAGCAGTTTCAATAATTCCTATCTTAGAGTTAAATTCTATAACATCAAGTTTTTCTATCAAGGCATTTTCTATTTTGGCATTAACAGCTTCTAAATCTACTACATTGGCCTTTTCTATTAAAGCTTTTCTAATATTAGCTTGCTCTATAGAATACCTTTCAATTCTTTGAGTAATTGAACCTTTAGAATCAAATTTATTAGCCTGTTCACTTTTACCTACTGCTTTGGTTTCTGCTGATAATCCACCGTTATAATTTATCTTTTGTTGCATTACTATAGTGTTATATTCATTGCCTTTTATATCAATTATCTTTACTTTATCTCCTGCTTCTAAAGCTAAATTTCCTTGCCATTTCAATGTATAAGGCATATAACTAAACCCATTTATCTTATTATATATATCAGTTAAAATACTATCTGTGATAACTGGGTTTTCAAATACTACTTCCCTACCGAATTCAATTACATTGCCTTTTGATAGCTGTTCTTCTCCTTTTATTGCTGTAATTTTATTTATTTTATATTCTTTATCTGCTGTTTCAAAGTTAAAATAGTTATCTCCAGTAATAACAATATCTGTATCAGTATAAGACTTGATTTCTAACTGTCCTAGTCTATTAAATCTAGCAAAACCACCACATGCACTAGCAATAAATCCTATTGCTTCTCTGAGACTGTAACCTTCAATCTTATCTATCGTATGATTAGGCAAAGTTGAATTAAATATTACTCCTGCCTTAGAACTTATTTCTTCAGCTATTGCTTGTAATGTAGCAGGATAATTTAGATCTGAAAAGTAAGGCTTCTCCATTTTAATCATATTATCAAAGCAAGTAAGCTTTACTTTTTTATTCTGTTTATTAACTTCATCTACAGTAAAAACTCCTAAAGATACATATTCAACTACACCATCAACATTTAATCCTATATAAGGTTTAACCTCAGCATTTTCAAATATTTCCTCTACTTCAAGTAAATTTATTTCAAACTTTGTAGAAGCAACAGAGCCAAGGGAAAAATCATCTCCTGGATTGACTATTTCCTCTTGGCTCATATCAATTATTACATTGTCATCATATTCTTTATCTCTTATAATTACCTTGCTTTCAAAATCTCTTGCTGGCTGTTTAATAGCTTCTAAAAACTCACTTGATACGTTGTACATAAATTCACCTCCATTCTAAGCTGTAGAATAGAGACTATTCCTCTATCATGTATTCAATACTCATAAGTTCAGCTGGAGTCATGTTATAGCCCTCTAATTCTTCTATTTTAAATTTGTGTATATCTATTTCATTTTCTATATCTAGTAGTTCCTTAATATCTTTTTCCCAACCTTCTTTATCTTTAAATTTAATTTGACCATTATTATCTGCTACAACTTTACCTTCATTATCTTTTTCAGCGTACTTATCAATTAGTTTTTGTCTTTCTATCTCATATATAGTAAGTTCTTTTTCTATCTTTGAAATATTCTTTGCTATGGCATAAGATACCTTAACGGGTAACTGTTTTTGAGATAACACCCTTAATTTTGATATAGAATTTAATAAAGTTTGATTAGTTAGTTTCATTATGCAATCCCCCTTATATCTTGTTCAACTTTTTTAATCTCTTGTTCAAACAATTCTACTTGAGAATCTATTTCTTCTATGTTTATTTTATATAATTCTTTATTTTGAATAATTTTATTATAATTAACATTTCCAGATTCATTTATTGTCGCTGTTAGATGTAGTACATTTTCATTTTCAGATTTAACAAATGCATTTAAGGTTGTACTTTTTCTTATTTCTAATTCATTAATCATTTATGTCATCCTTTCTATTTTTCAATAAAATTCATAGTTAATCCATTCCAAAACGGCTTACCATCTATATGAGAGTATACTGGCGCTGACCTATCTCCTACATAAAAAGTTTTAGTCAACCGCACCCCTTCAACTGGATCTGGATATTCAACTGTAAAATATACGCTAGATACTGCTTTTAACAATGTAGAAATTTGGCTATTTTTTAATGGTGGCCATTCACAATTTAATTTTCTTTTTACTGCTATCCTATCTCTTACAAGGCCTCCCTTAGCGTTTCTGCCACTTTCCCCATCTAAATCATTTATATCTACTTTAAAAACTTTAGGAGTAGCAACTGCTACCCCATTTATTTTTAGCATATTACCACTCCTATATGTCTAATAGTGTCTTTCCAGCTTGTCTTTGAGTCTTATTTATTCCATTTATAATTTCATGGAATACAGTTGTGCTTCCTAAGTTTATAGTAAGCTCTATAGGTTTATCTGAACCACGGCTACCTGCTTCCTCTCTAACTATTTCTCTTAAATCATCTAAGGCACCAACAAATTCAGGTCTTTTCTCACCTACACCAATAATCTGCGGACCGGTAAATATACCGCCCTTATCATACCAATCAACTGAAAAAGAGGGTGCCTTAGGTGGCATTAAACTAAAGCCACCACTAATACTAAAATGTGGCATCTTGATTTTAGGAATTTTTAAATTCCATATCCTGTCCCAAGCTCGTCCTATACCACTATTTGCTATTTTATCTTTCATATTGCTCATCTTAGTTCCAACTGTAGACAACATGCTAGTAAAAGTATTGGACGTCTTTGTTTTCATACTATCCCAATGACTTGCAATAGATGATTTCATTTCATTAGCTTTAGTACTTGCATTGCTTTTCATTTCATTAAATTTATTCTTCACTGTTTCACCCATGTTACTAAACTTCTCTTTTGTAGCTGTTTTTAAGTCCTCCCATTTTTCTTTTACTTTTTTGCCCATCTCGTGAGCTTTTTCCTTTATCTTGTCCCAATTTTTATATAATAGAACTCCTATTGCTATTGCCGCTCCTATTGCAACAACCGCAATTCCAAATGGAGATGTAAGCCACCCTACTACAGCACCAAATTTACCAGCAACAGCTGATGCTATAACCGTTTTGGCTGCCCATAATTCTTTGGCTTTTTTTGCAATACCTACTGCAACACTAACTATTTTGAATGATGCAGCCATGCTTGCTAAAACTGTAATAATAACTTCTAACACAGGCTTTCCTTCACCCATCAACCAGTCTATTAAATCAGAGAACTTATCAAATAGCCATCCTATCGCATCCATTACTTTAGCTACCGCTGGAGCCATTAAGTCTATAAACCAGTTGACAAAAGGCAATACAAACTCATTCAAAATGAACATTGCAAGTTCAGCTATTTTAGCTCCCAATCTTACAAATCCTTGGAATAAATGTTCACCGCCATTATCCCATACCCATACTAATTTTTCTCCTAGATGGTCTAATGTAGCTAATATGTTTTTCAATGTTTCTAAAAATATCCTAGCTAACTGATCTCCAACTTCTCCCCATACTTCTCTAAATGCTCCTGTTAGTCTTTCTACTAAAGTTAAAACATGTAAAATAATGTTATGGAGGTGTTGCATTATTGCAGTTCCTCTACCGCCTTCTACCCACGCTCTAGTAAAAGATTGTGCTATATCTCCTATAGTATTAAATATATTTTGTAGTATCCTTAGTATAGTCTCTAATATTGCTTGGCCTGTCCCATTTGTCCAAACCTCTAACCAAGACTTCCCAATTTCTTTAATCAAACCACCTATGCTAGATAGAGCATATTTAATACTATCTATAGTTGCTTGACCTTCATTTTCCCATGCAAGTTTGAAAGGTTCAAATATTCTAGACATAATTTCTTTAAACTTCTCTATTCCTGACATATCAATAGTAGCCATATCTGGCATAGCCATTTCAAAGCCAGGAACACCACCCCCTCCTCCACCTCCAACATCAGGAATATCTCCAGCTCCAGTATCCTTGTCTTTTCCTAAATCTAATGTATTTATTTCATCAAAAGGTGCCAATGCTTTTTTAGCTTCTTCCCCTGCCTTTTTAGCCGATTTTCCCGCTTTCTTAGCTTTCTTTCCAGCTCCATCTGCCGCTTTACCTATACCTTTCATACTCTTAATGTTACTATTGAGTCCTTTTGCTGCATTAAATGATTGCTTATAAGTTTTACCAAATAGAGCTGATATTGCAGTAGCTATATAAGTAGTTACAGTTGCAATTCCTCTCATTAGTGCATTTAAGGCTGGCAATACAAACTCAAATATAGCCTTAAATGCTACGTATAGATTAGTTCTGATTATATTTAACGATTGTGCAAACTGTGCATTTGTTTGCATTGCTGCTATTAAGTAATTTATAAAGCCACGTATCATTTTATAGATTACCTGGAAAATCAATATTCTTTTTAAAGCCCTTCTAAACGCACTATCAATCATGCCTGCAAACCCTGCTATTTTACCAGTAGATGCTTTTGCACTATGTCCTATATCCCTAAAACCTCTACTTGCTTTACTAGCTTTATGACCACTTTTCTCTAGTTCATTGCCAGCTTTATTCGCATCTTCGCTTACTCTTTTCATTGCTGCCCCTAGGCTGTTCATTTCTTCTTTAGTCTGCTTATTCTTTGCAATTAGAGGGCTCATCTTTGACTCCAGTTTTTCAATTTCACTAGATAACTTTTGAAATTCAGCATCAGCATTAAGCATTTTCTCTAAACTTGCGTCCTTAGACATTCCTGAAAAAGCTGGCATATCCATGTAATTACTTATAATGCTATCTCTCTTTGCATGTAGCCCTGCTAGTTCTTTTTTCATATCTGCAATTTTAGATTGAGTTTTTTCGAAGCTAGAATTTAATGAATCTAGTTTTCTTTGCATATCTTTAACATTTCCACCCATAGTAGAGCTTGCTTCATTTGATGATTTACCAAATTCTCTTATCTTGCTTGTAGCTCTATTTATACCTTCTTGTAATTTTTCAGTTTTAGCCGATATTACTACTTTTAATTCCTCTATAGTCAATCAGTTTCACCTCTTTTCTGTTTGAGGTATGAATTATATTCTTCTATTCTAGCTTTCATCACTTGCCAATTTTGCTGTTTAGGTTCACTATCTATTAGATCTTCAAACAACTTAGGAAATACTTCTTTAGCACTTTGCGGATATTTATTGGGTTCGTTAAAAGCAACTCCAACTAAAGCTCCTAATTGGTATACTAGATTAGCTTGAAATTGCATTTGTAATTTCATTTTGTTTTGATTGCCCTCTATAGCTGTTACAATCTCTCCATAAGTCATATCCCAATAAAAAACTGCATCCACACCACTTTCTATAGCTACTGGATACAGTTTTTCAAATAGTTCCGTACAATTATTTATTTGCTCTTCTCTTCCAACTTCTTTTTCCCCTCCTCTATGTCCTCTTTCTTGAAAAAACCACTTACCTCAAATACATCAACAATTACTTCTATCAGCTCTTCAAAGCCTCCACCTTCATCTACGTATTCATCATATATTTCGTAAACATCCGATAAATTTATACCATGATGAAATTTTTGTAATGATCCATGTAAAACTAAAAGCAACTCCTCCATAGTTGGAATCTGCTCTTCTTTCATGAATATATCTAGTACATTCGCATTTATTTTCTTTTCTATGTTTATCATTTCATTAGCCGCTAATCTTAATTTGTATTCTTTATCTCCTACTTTAAATTCTGTATATCTCATATTATTATCTCTCCTTTTCTAATTTTAGACATAATAAAAGCACCTACCTAATAAGTAAGTAAGTGCTTTCATATTATTTTATTTTCCATTCTTTTCCGCAATTTATACATTTAACTCTGCCTTTACGCTTCTTGCTGGTTAACCCGCCAAGGATAGCACCAGTTGGCCCTGCTAGGACATCTCCAACTATTGCTCTACCAACACTAAGCTTTTTCCTACGCTCAATATATTCAACCCTCGTACTTTTACATTTAGGGCAATAAGGAATACCTAATTTATCATATTCTTTTAACCTAGCTTTTAATTCTGCTTTTTCTTGTTTTTTTATCTCATTTTCTAATTCTATTTTTTCCATCTGATATTCAAAACTTCCTTTTCTTTTGCCCTCTTCTTTTCCTTCTTCATATGATTTTTTCATTTCTTCTTTAAAACTATCAAATATCCCCATATCCCAGCCTCCATATAGTATATTTAAATTAAGAATACTATACTTTGATAGGATTTTCAAGGAGTATAAGCTAATATTATACTCCTGTAGAAGGATTAGTTATTTTTATTTCTGATTGCAAGCTAAATGAAGCTGTAAAGGTTAAAGCTCCATTAACTGCTGCCGAGTCCATTTTTACGTTTACATAAGCTTCAAATTCATGTGATGTACCATCTGGATATTTTACTTGATATGTTGCCAAAGTTTTAGATTCCTCTAATCCTTTTAATAATCTATAGTTTGAATCAGCTGTCGAGTTATCATACAAAAATTTAAACGGTAAATCTCCAAGGTCTTTTACACCTGGAACATATTTCTTTACCTTATCAGATAAAGTAGTAACTTCTATCTTTTCAGGATCTCCACCAAGCTCAGGTACCTCCATTAAATTCTCGATTTCAGTAAATGTACTTTCTGAACCTGTTTTATACGATAACTTTGTATCAATTGTAGCTGTTCCTGCATGTAGTTGTAAATTCATTTTAAACATTACACTTCACTCTCCTTTATTGATAAACTAACAAATTTCTCTTATCTATAATCCCTCTATATCTCATAGTTTTATGTTTTATATTTGGATCAGGTATATCTCTTGCAAACTCTCTCCTTAATCCTATAGAGTTCATTTTTTCATTAACCTGTTTAGCTATAGCTCCAGTGCTTCTGTTATGCCATACGTCTATTTGAATCACTATCTCAGTTAAATATTCAGGCCCTTTCTTATAATAGTCTCTGTTGCTTTGCTCGTAAAAAGATATATGGGGTAAATTAGTAAAATCATCAGGGTAAGAATCTGATACAGACTCTTCTCCTACAATAGATTCTAATAGGACATTTATAATAGGTTTTATATCATACATAACTAATCACCTTTTCTTATATCCATTCTTATACTTGCTGCGATAGCTTCTTTGATATAATCCTCATTCTGTTTCATTGCTGGATATAAATAAGGCTGTGCTGGCTGGCCATAAGTTCCATAGAATATGCCATCTTTTGTTTCTATTTTAATAAATCCATATTTTTCAGCTATATCTGGATCTATTTGGCTCTCATGTATCCACCAACCGCCTTCCTTGTATTGTATTTGGCCTGCTATATCTGGCGGTAAATCTTTAGGTGAGACTCTACCTACTGGACCAGTACCAAATTCAACGTATGCACTATGCCCTGCCTTCGCTGCTACCTCTCCTATTACTTCATTGCCTTCCTCTTTTACTTCTTCCTCAATCTTTTGCCTAAGCTCTCCATAATTAACTGGAGCTAAATCTTTAGCATCTCCTTGTACCTTTTTAGCCGCTCTTTCTACACCTTTTTTAATTGCTTCTTTTGAATTTTCTAACTTACTTAATTTATTTAATAAGCTATCTAACCCTTCAATAGTCATTTTTTCACCTTCTCTAAGTCAGCTACCAGATGAGTATTCCATCTTCTTATGGCCACTACCTTATAATCAGGGTCCTGGTCTTTATCTACATATACACATACACCATTATTTTCTTTTATATCTATATTACTTTGACAATACATAGTTAACATATAAGCTAATCTTAGCCCATATATTTCACTTAACATTTTTCCACCTGCTGGTTGAATATTAGCCTTGATGGTTCTGCCTGTAGGTTCATATCCTGTATATTTAGTACCATCAACATCTTTAAAGGTACCATGTTTTTTTACTATATAAGGTTTTAAATCCCTTTGCCTTAATCTCATATAATCACCTCGGCAATCTTCTGCATGACCTTATTTTCTTCATTATGCTTTCAGGTATACCTTCTTCAAATGATCTACTTATCCCACCTTCGGAATGTGATATTTGTCCTTCTATACCTTGCTTATTATACATAATAATAGCTAAGTCTATTTGGGTTGGTAATAACTTTTTAGGTATTTCTTCTAAGTGAGTTAGCTCTAATATTTCATTTTCTGCATCTTCTAAGTATATGTTTAATAAATTATCTTCACTTGTTTCTTCTAAAGGTATCCCTAATTTTAATTTCAATCTATCTAATTGTTCCATATAATCACCTACTTAAAATAAATAAGGCTACTATTTTTTAGCAGCCTTATTCTTAGTTACTTTCTTTTCTTCTACAACTTCATAATTACTATCACTTTCTAATATTCTATACTGGATAGTATCAGGTTTTGCATAGAATACAGAACCATCTTCTTTATGTTTGAACTTAATCAATTAAATCCCTCCTATTATGCTCCTTCTCCTGCTATAGGTTGGAAATAAATAGCGTCTTTCTTGTTATTTAGTATGAAAGTATCATGATAAATTCTACCTTCTACTAATGAACCACTTATTCCTGGAACATCAGTATGAACTTTATATTCAGCTAATTTAACTGGTGCTGTAGTTGCTACTGGATGCCCAATAAGGAAACCAGAGTTTTCAGGTAATCTACTAGATGGAACTTTAATTATTGGCATACCATCATATATAGCTACTACCCCTCTGATTCTCATTTCTTGTCCTACTTCTGTATCTAATACTATATCTTTTGATAGCTTCATAGCCTTATGAACCGCTGGAGTAATTACAATAAATCTTCCTTCTGTTGGTACCTCTTTATCATCTAATGTTTCTGTTCCAGTTGTAATAAGGTCATATACATTATCTTTAGTTATTGCTACTCCTTCCGCTTTAGTTCCTGCACCTGTAGCCATTTTAGTAAATCTATAAGTGTCTATCTCAGGAATAACAACTTCTCTTAATTGTCTCGCCAATGCCTTTCCTGCATTCAATGCTCCCATTGTTTCATCTTCATTCATTTTATCAATTGTAAATGTAAAGGACCTATCTTGTGTCATAGTCATTTCTTGGGTAGTTGCGTCCAGTTCTTCTGGATTCCCATACCTAGAAAGACCACTTCTAGTATAGTCTGTCATTGGGGCAGTAGAAATATTATATACCTTTACTGTCTTAGCTCCCACAAAATCATAGTCCTTGTTTACACATTGTTCTGATTTTGCTTCTAATTTAAATCTTTCATCTACCACACTTGAATACTTAGTTGCATAATCTATCGTTGCCATTTTTCATACCTCCTAAATTATATTTCTGAATTAAATCCTTGTAAAAATGGATCTGTTGGACTATCACTATCCCCTGTATTGTTAGGAGATTGTCCGCTTAATGGCTGTTCAAATAAATCTTTATAACCTTCTTTAATAGATTTCATTTGTTCTTCTAAACCTTCTATAGACCCATCTTCTTTAATACTTAGTTTTTCTCTATCAAACTTAGTCATTAATAAATCATCATATTTAGCTTTGTTATCTTTTAAGGCCAGTTTGATAGCATTATCTAAAGTAACATTTTTAATCTTTGTTTCGTATTCTTCTTTAGCTTTTTTGTTAGTTTCTTGTAATTCTTTTATTTGATTCTCTAAATCTTCATTGCCTTTTGCTTTATCTCCTAAATCTTTTAATTGCTTGTCTCTTTCTGCTATATCAGTTTCTAATTGCTTTTTAGCTTCTGACAATTCATTGTATTTATCCTTAGGTACTGCGTATTTGGGAAACTCTTTATTAACATCTTTGATTAATGTTTCTTGGTTTAACTCTCCATCTTTCATGTGCTTCTCAATTAATTCTTTTAACCAATCCATTTTTTATTACCTCCTATACTTTTTTATACTGGTCAGTGCCAGTCTTGGGTTCTTTGTTCTTTATGCTCTGCAAATACTAAAAAAGAGCAATAAAAAAAGACCTAATTTGGTCTTAATCAACTACTTCCCAATCTTCTCTCCATATAACTGAATTAACCCAGCTCATATCATCTTGAGGAATTTCATTGCCATCTTCAGTATGAACCCAAATTTGGCCATTCTTTTTAAACCACCAACCTCCCCATTCTGGAACCCTTACTTTTTTACCTTGCTTCATTAATTCTAACGCTTCACCAAAATTCATTCTATTTTTCCCCTTTCTTGTTAATCAATGATAATACTATTAATGTTAAACATATAGTTAATGTTACCTGTGTAGCTGTAGCCATTTAATCACTCCTTTACATATCTTTCATACCATTCTTTATAATTTATATCTCCAGGAACTAAGTAAGTCTTTCCAGTCTTAGGATCCCTTGCTCTTCTTTTTATCTTTTTCAATTCTTCTTCACTTATATAGCTTCTAGCAGTGGACCTGCAATTTGGATGCATAGGTGGAAGATTCCTCCCTGGTTCTGCTTCACTTACCTTAAATACCTTTCTATCTAACTCCTGGCATATCTCACTTGTCCTTAAATCTAAAGTAGCAACATAAATATACTTTTCTATGCCACATTCTTTATAGCTTTCTACTTCTGCCATATTAGCCATATAAGTAGACTCTGTTCTTATTAATCTCATAGCTGCATACTTACCATATTCAGTATATTCTTCTAACTCTTTGGCCATATGATAATAACTTTTACCACTCATAAAACCACTTATAATTATTTCTGTTAGTTTTTCAGCTAATATATCTGTATTTTTCCAAACTCTACTACTAAAATGTTTACCACTCCAAGGATTTTTAAGGATCTGTTCTATAGTTTTAGTGGGTATAGAAGCAAAATCAAAACCTATACCTAAACCTTTGTGTATATCAAATATATTTCTATAGTAAGCTTGATTAATTGTGTCTATATACTGCTTTTCACTAGCTTGTATTTCAACATCTGCTATTCTCTTACATTCTATATATACTTTTTCTTTTAAAGCTTCTAATCTTGTCATTCTGCCCCTACAAGCTGGACCATTGAGTCTACTCATTAGATATCTTTTTATTTCTTTATCTTCAGTGGTATAAGCAATTCCTCTTATTTCATCTAATTCTTTATTAGTTACCTTTTCATTTAATATCTTCCTAGCCTCTTCAGGAGATAATTTTCCATCTTTTGCAAACTTATCAAATATCTTTTGTATCTCTTCTTCTATGTCTTTTATAGCCTTGTCATAAGCTTTGGTTATAATCCTTATAGTTTTATCGCTATTCCTATGATAGTAATTCATTCTTTCTTTTGCTCTATTTCTCCAATACTTATTACTCCTCTTCTTCATCTTCCTCATCCTCTAACTTGGAGAATTTATCAGTTCCAAAAGCTTTGGCTGCTGTCTTTGCTTTTTCTTTTCTTTCCTCTTCAAGCCTTTTTAATTCGCCTTCAACATCATTAACCCATGGATGATTAGCTATTATAGTCTCTTGACTTATTACATCTTCTGATTTTATACAGTTATCTATAGATTCACTTTCATTTATTTTTATATCTCTGTTAAATATAAGCTCTACTTCTTCATTTTCATAGTTACCTTGTCCATTCTCAACTAAATATATATTTACAAAATATAATAGTTGTTCAAATGCCCTTTTAAATTCTACTTCCAGGTGGTTACATTTTAAATCTAGGCCACTATATAAGAATTTTAAACTTATACCACTTGGAGAGTTACCAAACTTGTCTAAGTCTTTAGGTACACCCTGCCCAAACTCATTAATATCTCTTTTTAGTTGTTCAAAATGTTCTTTAGCTGCTTGAATATCTATAGTAGGGTTTAAAGTATCAACTCCACCTTTTTCAGGATCATCTATCTTTACAGCTCTGTAATAATTTAAATCCTTCATAAACCCTGCTAAATCTTCTCCACCATAGCCTTTAAGAATATAAATAAGGTTTTTAGTTTCTTCAATGAAGTTATCAATATCTGATCTAGATTTATCATAGCTATCTATTAATGACTTTATGAATCGTACATCTGGATATTCTATATGATTATTCTTAAACCCTATGAAAGGTACTTTGCCCCAGCTTCTGCCTTCTTCGCCTTTCCTATAGTGTAATATTGGTCCACCTTCATGCTGTTCTATATCTGGTATCAAATGTTCCCCATCTAGGACATAAAAGTAAACTTCGTTTTCCGTATAATACTCTACTCTTGTTATTTTTTTCTTATCTTTTCCTTCATAAACAGTTTGAATATAAAACCTAATCATTCCATCTAGTTCAGTATGAGTATTGTCCCTCCAAAGCGGTACACACTGTTCAGCAGGTATCAGCATAGTTCCAAAATTACCTTGTTCATCAATATAAACTTGTAACCATGCTATTCCCTTATTACTTGCTTCATAACCTAATCTAGTCAATGTATATTGAAAGTACTTGCCTAATACATTCTTAACCTTTTCAATATAATCATCATTATTGCACTGTAAAGTATATTCATTAGTTAATAGATATCCTATCTTTTCATCAACTAAGTTTTTTACAAACCCATGAGCTAGCTTATTGTTAGCCTTTGTTTTATCTTCAACTGCTCCACTTTCAGTATGTCTTATTATTCTTCTATTTTCTATATCATTATCTACTCTATAATATCTATCTCCTGTAACCATCCAGGACCTTTTATCACTAGAGTTAAATTCTTGTATTTCATTGTATAGTATTTCTTCTGTACTCATCATATTTATATTATTTCTAAATAAATCTCTAAAGTTTATCAATTTATCACCTTCTTTACTTAAGTATTGATAGGCCATTTCCTTTGAATAATATTGTATTTACAAAATACCTGTCACTATCCATTGCGTGGTCATTTTGTTTGATAGGTTTATCTTCTCCTCTTTCCGCTGCCTTTTCATCCCATACATATGAGAAAAACTCTCTAAATGTATTGGTGCAACAATCATTATAAAAAATCATTCCTTCACTTAATGCAGTCCCCATATTTCTAATACCTTCTACTACATCATTTCTGGCTTTCTTAACTCTAAACTTCCCATGTTTTCTTATTGTTGCAATAAAAGAAGCTGCACTAGGGTCAACTATTACAGCTTTTACTTTTCTATCTCCTATGAAGTTTTCTAACTCTTGATAATACTCTTCATCAGTCTTTTGCTTTCCTTCTCCTCTTCCTGAATGATAGTATTCTTTAACTTTTATCCACTTTCCTTTATATTTGCCCCACAACCCAAATGTAGTAGGGTTTTGGGTTCCATAGTCAATTGATACATAGTATTCAGTATAATTTCTTTTTATAGTTGCAATCTTATGTCTTGCTTCATTAAGCATATCAAATATTAAACCTTCTGCCATTACCCATAAACCAAGAATATATCTTTTATAGAATACACCACTAAACATTCTTCTATATCTTTCTTTTACTTTTTCAGATAAAGTTAAGTTGTCTTCCATAGTAAAGTGTAAATATAGTATGTTTTTTTCTTTAGCCTTATCAATATATTCAGTCTTAAAGTAATGATATGGTCCTTGAGGATTACAATTCATAAACATCTTTGAACCTTCTACGGAACATCTGCCTATCATCTGATCTGTAAAACTTTGAGGAAATAAAGCTACTTCATCTGCAAAAGCTCCAGCAGCAGTAAGACCTTGTAAAACATCCTGACTAGCTTCATTGTTAGCTCCAAATAAATAATATGTGTTATTGCCAACAATAATAAAATTATCAGATCTATTGTATTCGTGATGAATATTCCAGGCTTCAAGGATCTGTCTCATTGGCTTAACTACATTTCTTTTTAATGCTCCCATAGACTTCCCAGCAACAATAAAATCTTGCCCTTGAAAGTTATCTAAGGACCATCTTAAAAAACTGCATATCATTGCTATAGTTTTACCTGAACGTATAGCTCCATCTGCTATAACTATATCTTTATTTTTATGAGGGGATCCATCTTGCCACCAGTATAATAGTTTCTTCTGTTTGGGTGAAAAGGGTTTAAACTTAAATGCATTAATCTTCTTTTTCTTCTTGAATATCCTCATTGTCATCATCCTTAAATAGTGCTTTTGCTTCTTCTTCACTCAATTTAGTTGCTTCTATGAAAGAATCTATACCTTCCTGGTCCTCGTCTCCTTCTTCAGCCCCAAATACTTTTGCTTTTTCTATTTCTAACTTTTCTTCTTGAATTTGACGTTTAAACTTATCAGGCAATAAATCAAAATATAGTTCTAATTTTTCTAATGCTTTCATTTTGTCCGCCAATTTAACTTTTACACCATCTTTTCCTTGGGACACTTCTGTTAATATTGTTCCATCTATATAATCACTATCTTTTAAGTCTACATAATTTATTTTTCTAGTGATTGGTTTTCCTTCTTCATCCTTATCTACTACTATCTCTGTATTTCCGAAGCTTACATAGTCAGTTATATCTGCAAAAGCTATTTCTATATATTTATTTAATACATCCATGGCATCTATGAATATTTCTTGCTGCATATTACCCTTTAGTCTTTTTATTTCAGCTTTAACCTTATCATTTCTTAGCAATCTATATCCTTCTACATGAGCACTATTCTTTGCATATCCTGCTTTTATGGCCGACATAGTAGCATTGAAAGATTTTATATAATACAAACAAAAAAGACGCTGCTTTTCTGTCAAGTCAGCCTCTTCTAATTTTTCTACCGCTTCTATTTTATTTTCTACTTTTTCAATTTTCTTTTTCTTTTTTTCTGTTGCAACATCTTTTGGTTTTGTTGCATCATTTTTTATTTTCGTTGCAATATTTATTTCTTCATCCCACTTTTCTCTATTCTTCCTGGATCTTAATGTTGAATACTTTACTCCATGTTTTTCTGCAAATTCTTTTAATTTTACTTCTCCATTTAATTGAATATAATCTGTTTTAATTGAATTCCAGTCTGGACTCCTAGCCTTGGCCATCTATCACCACCCCATTGCTAATTGCATTTGTCTATTTTTATTGCATGAAAAAACACTTCCAAATAGATAGTCTATTTGGAAGTATCATATCACCATTGATAAGCTCTTTTTTATTTACTTTGTTAGTTTGAAAGAACTATTACTTTTAATGAATTCTTTTTCTACATCAAACCCAGCCATTTGCAAGATTTTAAGCGTTCCTGTTGGACCCTCTCCTCCATAACCTGATCCAAGTTCTCCTTCGAACTCTATTTCTTCTCCTCTGTCATTTGCTAACTTAAATTTATAATCTCCCTCAGACGTGTTCCCAATCATTTCTGCACTTATAACATTTCCAAAAGCTTCTTTATATGTTGTGTAAAATTCTAGTGCAGATTTTGTAGAACAAGGATTATTAATTTTAATTGAAATAGCCATTACATCCTCTCCTTTCCCTTACTACTTCTACAAAAAAAGAGAAAATCCTTCTTTATTCTCCACTATCCCCACTTAACTTGATTTATTGCATAAAAAAGGGCCTTGTTAATAGACCCTTAGAACGTTTTGTCTTTCTCTATTATATTGAATCTCCTTAAATAGCTTAAATGCTTTTATAATACCTAATAAATTATAATGAGCTGTAGCTTTATTCCTAAATGCATTCTCACTTTCTTTTACAAACATTTTAGTCAATTCACTATTTGGGTAGTTTAGTTCTAGATATCTAACACATTTTGCAATCCATAATGAATATTCTTCTCCTTTTAAACTCCCATTTGTTCTTGCACCTAACTGTTCAATATACTGAGTTAATTCTTCTCCTTCTTGTATCAACTTATTTAACATTATATCTCCCCTCCCCTTTATTTAATTCTATAGAGAGGAAGGAAAGCCTTTTACAATCATGCTACATTATTTTACACTATTCCCAATTAATCTGCCTAATTCTTCTCCCCTGCCTCCTGTATGAATCATGTCTCATTAGCTTCTCAGTTTTATCTCCTAATTTAATCTTTTTATTTCTACTTATGTTCTTCAATTTTCTATATGTAATAGGATCTGTCTCCTTAATAACATTCTCTATCCTCATTTTCTCACCTCATTTTTGCATAATAAAAGGACATACCCTGTGCAATAAGGTATGCCCTCTTTTAGGTCTATTCTAATTTAATAGTAATAGCCTAATTCATTATATGTCCTTACTCTATTAAGTTTCCTGTAGCTAAAATTTCTTCCAATACCATATTAACATATATGAAATGAACATACCGAACACATTTAGGAGTTCTTTAAAAATCTATTATGTATCATTCTTACACTATCCGCTGTATTATTTCCTCCTATATGTGCTGCCACCTGTTCCCAAGTTAGTCCATTTATATATCTTAGGCTTATTATCTGCCTTATTAGGCTATCATCTATGCCTTCTATAAAATCATTTGTTTCTTCTACTAGGTCCAGTAACTCTTCTATTCTTCTCTTTAGTTTTCTTTGTAACCTTCTAGCTTTGCGATTATAGTCTTCTGTATCAATCCCTGTTATTTTTATACTATGTTCCACATAAGGAAAGTAGGGGCTAGATCCTTTTACTGAATCTGTTGTAATTGTATAATCTAAATTTTCTATTTGCTCTTTTAATATTTTAATTTCATTTTTTAAATATCTTAATTGTTTTAATTGTTCTTTATCCATACTCCTATACCTCCTGTTGTACTTTTAAGATACTTTGTAATGCATTTATTTGTACCGCTATAGCCTTTAAACTATCCCTAGCTGCTATATATGTTTCTTTTGCTACATCTCTTTCATATCGTAAATCTGCTAAATTACCTCTTGCCACATCTTCTATTAGTCCCACTGCCATGCCTTCATCTCTTAAGCGTATTTTCTCTTTTGCTAATGCTACCCTATAATCCCTTTCTTTTTCTGCTGCTAATTTTGCTAATTTAAATATTTCTTGACTTCCTTCTTCTAGTCTTTTAGATCCGTTATACAATTCTTGAGTTATATTTATGAGTTCCATTTGATCACCTCTACAAGTAAAACTTTCCGCCCATAAGCCTTTTAATTGCATCTTCTTTTTTAAGCCCTTCTATGTGAAAAGGTAACTTCCTAAATGCTTTATATGCTTGTCTCTCTCTTAGTCCTAAAATCTCTGTTAGTTCTTCTATGGAATAATAATTTTTATCTAGTATTTTTTCTAATTTCTCCTGGAGTTCTTTTTTATACTTCAGATCTGTTTTTTTATTTAAATGAGGACCATTATCCCCTTTATGCTGTTCTGGTGTTAAATACTTATAATTTAATTCAAAATCTAGCCCTCCTTGACTTCTAAATACTATATGATGTTTTTCTAGCATTTTTCTTCCCTCCTAAAAATAAAGAAGCCCAAGGATTTTAATTTCCCTGGGCTTCTAGAGCCTCTGTATTATTTATTTTATAGGTATGTATAGTCTTACATTTAGTACACTTCATTTCTATCTCTGCTATTGTTCCTTCTGGTACTTTTCCTAATAGTTTATTGCATCTTACACACCTAATTTCTATTCTGTCTTTCACCATAGCTGCCCTCCTAAACTCCAAGTCTTTCCGCCAATCTTTTTAATTTATATTCCTTCATTTCTTCTACTTCTTTTTCTATATCAAATAATAATCTCATCTGCTCTAACATTATTTCTACATCCGCTATTTCTTCAGTAATATTTCCAACTATTTCGCTTCCTCTTAGATATTTACATAGTTCTTTCTGTAACTCAGCCATTTCCTCAAATACCATGCATATCTGTGCTTCTTTTCCGTATATATCTAGAGCTTGTTTACAGATTTCTTTCTCATTTATATCACCGTAATATTCTTCTTCATTTAGCCAGCAAATACATTCCTCTATATCTTCAAATTCTTCTACCCATGCATGGCCAGTAGTATTATCTATGCCTAAATATTTGCCTGTAACATTATCTATTTTGAAAAACTTTCCTAAAGGTTTTCTTGCTATTATTATTCCAAATGCTTCTTTGCTCGTTATATTTTTAATCATATTCGCCCTCCTATTTCCTTTTGCGACTTCTTTCTATCCTCAATAGTGTAATTGCTATAGTTGCTATAATTAAAGCCTGTATCATTCCTGTATATCCTCCTATTACTATTGCTTGTCCTTCATATTTGCTAGAGTAAATATAGCTAATGAAAAACTAAACATTATTAAACTTATTGTTACTAAAAAGAATATTGTTAGCATATCTATTCCTCCTAATTTACTAATTTGTATAACTTCTTCTTTGTTCTATCTGGTATCATTTCTTCTATACTGCATATACATTGCTCTCTATGATAAGTTTCTATAGCCTTATCTCTATACGATTCAAATAGCTTTAAGTCTCCATTCAAGTGTCTTATTATTGCTCTAGCACAGTATTCTATAGTTAGCATTTTTTTATCCCTCCATCTTCTTTTCTCATTGCCCAATCCTCAAAACCATAATAGCCGCAGTCATGACAAATAAATATTTTCCTTGTATACTCAGGCTTTTCGACTGGTATAAACTCATCATATTCTATATTTTTTGAACCACACCATTTACATTTTTTCATTCTCCTACCTCCTACTTAACTATTTTTAAACTTAAATCTGGATATTGATACTCAAACATCTTTTTCTTTATCTTAAACACTTGAGTTTCAACCCCTTTAACATCTACAACCTCTGTGGTCCCATCTAGATTTACTATTACAAAATCTGCTATGTAAGTAATAGCTCTATATGTCTTTCCGTTCTTTGAAAATTTAGGTTGTAACTCGTATCTTGGTTGTAATCCAAAGTCTTTTATCTCTCCTGCTTGTTTTAAAATCTTTAACATAGAGTAATATTCAGCTTCTTTTTTGCTATCAAAAGTAATTCCGTCTATAGTTGTTTTCTTATTGTTATATTTATTTTTCTTTTTAGGTTTTTTCTTATTTAAATAATCAAGATATTGCTCTTCTGTCCATCTTAAACTCATAATCTTCACCTTTTTCTTCTATTGCTTTTGTTATAGCTTTCTCTACACTTATATTCTCATTAAAATATATCTCTACTACTTCATCAGCTATAGCTAATATTTCTTTTTTAGTCATTCTTCTTCACCTTCTTTATAAACCTTTCAGCATATCTAAATTGTTGTTTTATATAAGGATCTTCAATACTTCCACCACTTGCTAGCCAATCTCCTATTCTTTTATCTATATCAACTAAAACTATATGAGGTAATAAGTGTCCATATAGAAATAAATCTTCCATGCTGTTTATTGAAATATTCAATTTTCCTTCACCCTTTCTTTATACCTCTGTACACACTTTTTGGACATCTAACATAATCTATAGTAGGCACCAAATATACCTTATTCAGGAGGTGTAATTATGGGTGATATAGCTTGTAGAAAACGTAAGGGTTTTGATGATTCACTACTATTCTTTTTCTTACTATTAGTAGTTTTATTCTGTAACTGTGACAATTGGTGTTAAGTTGATATGCTAAGCCGGGGGATTGTTCCTCGGCTTTTTTATATCTCTTCTGCTATACATTCACCTATTACAAAATCCGATTTTAGAAAACATTCCTTAAATCCTTCTCTATGCTGTAAAATATAATATCTATCTTCTTTACCTATGCATGTACCAATAAAAGGTACTGCCTTCCTTGATTTAGCTTTCTTTACTTTATACTTCCTGCCTATTTCCACGATATCCCTCCTATTTCTTCTCTCTCAATTTTCTTAGATATTCCTCTCTCTTTCTTTCAACTATACTTTCAAGAGCGTCTTCACTATACTTGTCCGTCCTCTGTTCAAAGTTGTGAAATCTAGTTTGCTTCATAGGCACATTCTTCTTATTAATAATTTTCTTATTATCCGACTTTCCATCTATATAATTTCCTTCACTTACTTTTAAGAAGTTGTTAGGTCTTATAAACCAATCGAATGTTATCGTCCAACCTCTTTTATTTTGTCCTTTTAGAAAATCCGATTTATCTATACTTTCTATAGCTTGTATAACTTCCTCTAATGAATACTCATTTATTCTAGCCTTTAACATTGAATATCTCTTTGTATTGCTGTTTATAGCTTTTAGTTGTTGAAGATTTAATTTATTCCAAGTTTCAATTATTAAATTTATGTTTTCTTTAGTTAAGGTGCTGCTGCTTTCTTCTTTATCTATATCCTCTTCTATATCTTTATCTATATCTAACTCTTTATCTATATCTATCTCTATATCTGTGTCACTTTTTATAACATCCACGTCACATTGTTCTTTGTTTTCGTCACTTTGTGACGCTGGCAATTCTTTTTGTTTCTCTTTTTCTCTTAATCTTCTCATTCTTCTAGCTGAATCAGTCTCGCTCCCTATCATGTTTTGAGTCTCCACCATGAATAATGTTCCATCATCCCAAACTTCCATAAGATCTAATTTTGAAAACATATCTATTGCAACTCTTACCGTGTCTACACTTGTATTTGTAATAGCTGCTAACATGTCTGGAGTATAAGGAATGACTTCTCTAAATTTAAGTTGTCCTTCTGTTCTTATTGACTTTAAAAGTAATTTCATATAAAAAATGATGTAATCCTTGCCATTTGGCATACTTTCAATAACTTTTATTTCTTCCCTTTCAAAGAAGTTTTCATTTAGCTTTAGCCAATAGTATCTTTTACTACTCATATTTCCACCTCTGCTTTAGTTAGTACCTAGGGGAGTTGTTCCCCTAGGCTAAAATGGTATTTCATAATCTTCTTTTGCTTGACATTTTGCACACAATATTTTGTTGAATTTGAACTCTGATAACTTCTTTTGAGCCAATGTAATATCCGTTCCACATTCACTACATATAAGCTTGTCTTCTCTGTCTACTACATAATGAATGCCTTCTATTCCTACAGGAATTGTTTTTTCCTCAAATTCTTCAAACTCTTCATCATTTTGTTCTCTAATATTTTGTTCTTTCTGCTTACTTTCATTTAACATTTTCATTTTGTTTGCTGTATCATTTAATACTGCAAAACCTTCATTTGTATCTATTCCTCTCTGCAACTGTGCTTCAAATGAATGTTGATTATAAAACTCACCCATAGTTGAATCTATATTTAAACTCATTACATATACTTTCTTTTGAAATTGTCCTTTATCGCTTTGTATAACCGCATTATGTTCCTGCAGAATTAATTTCAAAGGTATAAAGGCAATCTTTCCACCGGTCATAACTTTTATCATATCTATTGAACTATTAAGGTTTACTATTGAATTCCATGAACTAGTCCATATTTGCCATGCTCCAAATCCTGCAATTTTAGGTAAAGTAAAATTTAACGTTCCTATAGGTTTGCACCCACTGCACTCTGGACTATTTGGAGTGCAGTCTTTTTCTATTAATTCTCCTTTAACCATGCAAGTAGCATTTTGACCATCACCTTTGCATTTAAGACCTGTTTTACCATACTTTTTATAGTATTGCGGGAATATTATTTCCATATCGTTAGCTGGAAACATTATGTCTAATTCAGTTGGTTCTGGTCCATATACTGCTTGTACTTCTTCAGGACAAACAAAGTATTCCGTTTGGTATGGTATGCCTTTATTTTCCATGTTTCTTTTACCTAGTTTTATTTTTCCTAGTCTTGGCAACCTTCTATAATCCGAAATCCCTTTTATAGCCATTCATTTCTCCTCCTTACCTATCATTAACCTACATAAGGTTTAGTTAAAATAAATTCAAATGTTCTATCATTCTTTTTTTCCGCTTCGTAATAAGGTTGATACCAATGCCTACCTTTCATTTCTTTGTTGACAGCTCCTGGATATAGAAATAAAAAGAAACCTTCTATAAAATCCTTAGAATACTTTATATCTGAATTGTTTTTTATAATTATCCTTTCAACTGTATCTCTATATTTTCCGCACGCTAACGTTTCAGTAACTACTTCAAAATTGCAATCCTTAAAAGTAACAGCCATTTATTCCACCTCCACCTTAAAATCTTCTGGTTTTTCTTCTATACTTAATCCATCAATTTCAACTATTTCACCTGTATTTTTATTTATTATATTTCCGTCACTTATTATTAAATTATTCTTAAATCCGGCCCAATCAAAATCTTTTTTAATTTTTACATACTCTTGCATGTTCTCATATTTATCTGCTACTTCCGATAACTTTTTCTTATTATATTTAAATGTAGCTTGTGGTTTTTTTAATTTTAATTCCCCGCTTGGTAGCTTATATTTCTTCAATGTCTTAGTATCTTGAGTTTCAACTGTTTCAAAATACTCTCTTAGCTTTGATTCAAAGAAACCTATTTCTCTATCTGCTTTTTCTTTTTCTTTCTTCAGTAATTCTTGTATTTGCTGTATTTTAGCTTTTGATACTGCTTCTAATCTGTTGTATTCTGCCTTGCTTTCTCTTATTTTATCTAAGCACCAGTCAGCTGCTAGATCGTCCTTAACCTTCCAAACATCTTTTTCTTCTTCATCTATGCTTAAAAATCTATCTGCAATACTAATCATATTTTCCATTTACTTTTCCTCCTTACTTAAATCAAATACTTGTAACCTCTTGCTTATCTCAACTGCCAGTAACTTTGCCCCGCACTGGCAGTTATATAATTCATGTTTTTTTAGTTCACCTATTTCTTTATAACAACTAGGACATATCATATTGCTATCCCTCTTGAATAATCCTCTTTAAATTCTTTAACTTTAAGCTCTATAATTCTTTTAAAAACTTTATATTCTAATCCAAACTTAATTTCTGTATGTTTCCCTAGTTCTCTTATAGACTCTTGAGCTTCTACAACAGCTGTTCTCATGTCTCTTTCATTTATTCCATACGTTCTATTAAAGATTAAAGTTAAGGCTTGCACAGGGGCAATAGATACTTCATCTTCTACTATTACTACATTATCTTTATGTCCATTCCTTATTGCTTTTTCATAAGTGCATTCTGTAATGAGTTCCCACTTTTTTATCCCTTCATCTTTATTCGTATATGCTTTAAGTTTTAAATAAAATATTTGTCCTTCTAGGATGAATTGATAATATCTAGACCATCTTAATTTAAAACTTCTATGTTTCATAATTGTTTAACCCTCCTAAAATGTGTTATAATAACACTAATCAAGTATTTTTTAGTTGACCTTTTTGGCCTGCCAGCCAAACTGGTCTTTTTTATTCTTTTAATCATTTTTTCTGTTTCTTTTCTAGCTCTTTCAGCCTCCACTCTTGCACTTCTTTTATAAGCTCTATCACGCTTTGACACTTGTCCACCTCCTAATCATCCAAAGGAACTAACATTCTGACATTCTTATTAAGTGAACCCCTCTCTTTTAATTTCCTTTTGTATCTTGGTGTTCCGTAATACCACACAGTTTCTTTTTTAATTCCCATCTTTTTAGCTATTTCATTTGCAGTTCCTAAAGCTAGAATAGTTTCGCCTTTATAAAGCGCATACTCTTTCACTTTAATCCCTCCCTAAAATTCATCATTTTTAATATCTATAGCTAAAAATACTAAGTACAATATGCCTAAGGTAAAAGCTATTGCAGGGCTTAAAGGGCTAGTCACAAAGTTGGCCATCTACTTCACCTTCCTCTTCCAGCAGAATTTATCCCATTTGATATCCATAATCTTTTTATCCAACTTTGATACTTCATCTAATTTTTTCTTATAAGGTTTTAAAGTTTCTTCAGATATTAGCCCTTCATTTAATTCTTCCTCTACATCTAAAAAATCATTTAATTCTCTTTCGTAGCCTGTCAATGCTCTATTTAATATGTCCAACTCTTCCTTGGTGAAACTAATTGAAATCTTATCCATTTATTACGCCTCCTTTAATTGATTTATTAAACTATCTATTTGTTCAGGCTCTAAGCTTCTATATAAAGCTGTAGCTAGAGCCTTGCAAACTTTTTTATCATATTCTTCTTGTTCCTCTACAGTTTGAGGAACATTTAAGATTCTACATTTTAGCAACCTAGGTTTTCTTTTTGCCATTTTCCTCCGCCCCCTACATCACCTTTTCTAAATTTAATTGTTTATTCATTTCCTCTATTTCTCTTAAAAGCTTGCCTTGCGGCTGCCAATTATCTAAGAATTCCATTCCTTTATCAAATTCTTTTTTTAAAGTATCTCTATAACTCCCTATCATGAAATAATCTTTGTAATCTCTCCAAATGCCACTAAATACCTTAGACCTTATACTTTTATCTTTATAAGCATGACTTTCTATACCGCCCAAACTTTCTAAAGCTTTTGACTTTGCTTTATTTTGTAACCTTCGTTGTTGCCCAAAATCTACTGTCATATTATCCTCTAGATAGTCCACTCTTTCATCTATTTGTTCCACAGTTCCAAGTAAAGCCCCAACTTGTTCATTTACTATTTTGATTGCCTGTAATGAATTATTTGTTCTTGCTAAGTAACTGCCTGTTTTTCTGATTGATGGTAATACTTCTGATGTAACCCAATCTGTAAATTTTTCTGCTTCTGGCTTTCTAGATTGAAAAATTACCTTGTATAAATTACTCTCATCAATAAGACTAGCTTTTTGTCTTCTTCCTAGGCTATCTATGACCTCATTAGTAATGACCCCATCCTTATTAAGTCTTGTTTTTACCTGTGAAACATTATTAAGTCCTAAAACCTTACAAACATCTCTTAAAACTACATACGGTTTATTATCTATTTCTTTTCCTCTTATTTTTCCAAACTCATCATTCTTGAAAATCTGTAGATTGTTATCCATTTTCTTTTGTTCCCCCTTTATTTTTTTGTTTAACTACTTAAAAGTTCTTGTATCTGTACAACTCTTTTTTTAGCCCACATTAACTCTCTTTCTAACTCATCTTTGCTAATATTAATTTTTCTCTTTATGCTTGAAACTTTATCTGTACCTTTTTGATTTATCCTGTAAACTCTTTTTGGTACTTTGTCTATACTTACTACTGCTGATTCAACTAAATTTTTCTGTCTTAGTCCTGCTAATATTGTTGCTGCACTTCGTCCTGCTCTATATGTGTATTGAATACTAAAATACGCTTCATCTTCTCCTATTTCTTTTGCAGTATAAAATCTTTCTTCATCTTCTTTGCACTTTCTATCCAATACAAGTAATGCGGTCATTTCTCTTTCTGATAACTTTTCTTCATCAATAATTTGATTAACTTGTTTAAAGTCCATTGTTCTCCCCCCTCTCTTATTTCAATTCATTTAAAATGAAGTTGCTGTTTAAAAAAATATCTTCTATAGATTTCTCAAAAAATTTTGAAATTATCTGAGCTTCTTTTAAAGTAAAATCTCTTTCACCATTAATTTTGTAATTAATTGCCCTAGAAGATATTCCTAATAATTTCGCTAATTCTCCTTGTGTTACTCCACATTCAACCATTATCCCTTTTAATTTTCTTTGAACTGGCATTATACCACCTCCAACTCTAAAGTTCATTTATAATGAAGTTCTAATTTTAAGATATATCATTTTAAATGAATTGTCAAGGGTTTTTCGTAAAAAAATTTCACTTGAAATGAAATATGTTACAATTCACTTGAAATTAATTTATAATATAAATATAGACTAGGAGGTTACTTAAAATGAATAGTAATGAAAATACTTTTGGTAAAAGGTTTAAGAAATTAAGGAATGAAATGGGGTTAACACAAAAAGAATTGGTGAAGTTGTTTAATAAAAAATATTATTATAATTTCAATACTTCATCCATATCTATGTACGAAAATGAGAAACAAATTCCAGAAATTGATGTACTTAATAAATGGGCAGATTTTTTCAATGTATCATTAGATTATCTAGTTGGTAGAACAGATGTCAGAAATCAATCAGAAAAAATATCTAATGCAGTAGAAGACGATCCAGAATTAATAGAATTTTGGAATGAATTAAAAGAAAGAGAAGATTTACAACTACTATTTAAGCAAACAAAAAACCTATCTCCTAAAGACATTAAGCAGATAATTAGAATAATAAAAGCTATTGAAGATGAAGAAGATATGCTAGATCAATAACACGGTTCAAAGGGGGAGATTACAATGAATATAGATATCTTAGATAAATCTTTACTTAAATCGCTTATAGATGGAAGTATTTCTTTTCATGAAGTAATGAATGCATATAATATTAAAACTTCTATAGCATGTAATATTTCTTCTAATGTACTAGGATTTGTTTATGTTAGTAGAAGGGGAAATTACCATTTAATACTAAATGGTAACGTTAACTATGAGACTCAATGCAAAACTTTTATACATGAAATTAAACATATTACATATGACTTGCCTAGCATGGGTTATATTATTGGTTTGGACATGCAGCACACATATTTCGAGGGTGAAGCAGATAGGGTGGCAGAGAAGATTATATATTATAGAAAATAAAGGAGGATTTATGTGAATGATCTTTATATAGATAATTTATTTTGTTTCTTTTTTATTGGGTAACTGGATTACACAAAAATTATTTATAAAGTAATTATAATCGAGGTGTTATTATGAAAATAGCAATTTACTCAAGAAAAAGTAAATTTACTGGAAAAGGTGAATCTATAGATAATCAAATAGAAATGTGTAAAAAATATGCTGAAAGCCATTTTGAAAACATAAAAAAATTCTACATATATGAAGATGAAGGGTTCAGTGGTGGAAATGTAAATAGACCTGAATTTCAAAGATTGATCCAGGATGCTAGAGATAAAAAATTTAATGTTCTTATATGCTATAGACTAGATAGAATCTCCAGGGATGTAGCAGATTTTTCTAATACTATAGAAGAATTAAATGACTATAATATAGATTTTGTATCTATAAAGGAACAATTTGATACATCTACACCAATGGGAAGAGCCATGATGTATGTTACAAGTGTTTTTGCACAGCTTGAAAGAGAAACTATAGCTGAAAGAGTTAAAGACAATATGTTACAATTAGCTATGACTGGCAGATGGTTAGGAGGTAATACTCCTCTTGGCTTTGAATCAGAAAAAACTGTATACTTAGACAAGGACTATAAAGAAAGGTCCCTTGTAATATTAAATCCTATTGAAGAAGAAATGAAACTAGTAAACTTTTTCTATGATAAATACTTAGAGTTAGGATCTATTCATCAACTAAGAAAATACCTAATCCAAAATAATTATAAAACAAGAAATGACGCTTATTATTCCTCTAGAGCTATATCAGATATATTAAGAAATCCTGCTTATGTCAAAGCTAATGACAAGGTTGTAGAGTACCTAGAAGACAAAGGTATTTCTGTAGCTGGCAAAGATAAAGTTAATAATAAAAAAGGAATCCTCATATACAATAAGAAAAATAAAAAGGGCCTTAAAAATAATTTTGATGAATGGATAGCTGCAGTTGCAAAACATGATGGAGTTATTTCGCCTAATAAATGGCTAGAAGTACAATATAAGCTTGATAAAAACAGTATGCAATTACCTAGAGAATCAACCTCAAAAGTTGGGTTATTAAGCGGTATTATTAAATGTTCAAAATGTGGCCATGCTATGAACATTATGTATGGAGCTAAAAGAAAAGATGGAACTAAAGCTCACTATTATGTATGCAGGATGAAAACAGTATCTGGTAGAAATAAATGTAACAATAAAAATGTAAATGGACCTGATATAGAAAACACTGTCATAAATAAGATATTAAAATTAGCTGAATCTAAGGACACCTTATTAGAAGAACTAGAAAAGCTTAGAGAAGAAGATTCACAGTCTACCAATGCTAATCTATTAAGTGAACTTAAAAATAAAAAAGAACAGCTTTTAGAAGAGATTGATAATCTAGTTAGTGAGGTATCTAAAAGTGCTATAGCTTCTAAATACATATTACCTCAAATAGAAGCTAAGGATAAAGAAGTAAAAAACCTTGAAAAAGAAATATATAAACTTGAAAGTGATAAGGATAAGAAAAATAAAGAAGCTGAAAACTATAATTTTGTAGTTAATAATATTATTGATTTTTCTAAAATGGTTGATACTTTAGATAATGAACAGAAAAAATATTTTATTCAAACTATAGTTGATAAAGTTTATTGGGATGGAGAAAAAGAAGAAGTAGCCATAAAATTATTTACCGGCAATACAGAACTATCTAAGTTTCATACCACTTCCAGT